CTGAAGGGCGTAGACAAGGATTATCATGTGTTCCTTGACAAGAATGACTGCATTGGGTATGAGTCGTCAGGCGTTGCCCTTATTGAGCAGATCAGTCCTGTTGACCGCAAATATGTGAACCGCAAAGTCGGAGAGGTAGATGATTTTAGAGCCGTTCACAAGATTGAAGACGCGGTATCGGCGTTCTTTGGAGCTGACTCATTTTAGCAGGAGGGCATGATGATTGTGACAGTGGAGGAACTGCAGAGATTGGAAAATCAGGATATCCGTGAGCTGAAACGTGAGGAATTGGACTGTGCCGGGGATGTGAAGGTAGATAAGACAAAATCTGCAAACCGGAGGATGGCGGAGTTTCTGGAGAAAACAAAGAACCCTTATGCAGAGAATGTGGATGATTACATCCTGGCGGTCACATATTCCAAAACATCGGAGGAAACGCTGGAAGATAAGATGATCCAATTAGCAAAGAGAATGACCCGGATTCCGATGTGAAAAAATTTTTTTGGTACATACAAATCCGGATAAAAACAAGGTATCGTATAGGTAAGGACTAAATCAGCCGCCTGAATTTGTGGTTGTATCCAGTAGGACGGATACCTGGACTTAAAATTTTAAGGAGGCTGATATTTTATGAAAGCGAAAGAGTTTTACAATGTTGCTGTTTACCTGCGGCTCTCCAAGGACGACGGAGAGGACGGCAAGGCGGAGAGCAACAGTATCACTTCACAGAGAGACATTATCCGCAGTTATATCCGGAAGCAGAGCGATATGGAGATTTTTGATTTCTATGTGGATGACGGATGGTCGGGAGCCAATTTTGACCGCCCATCGTTTAAGCGTATGATGGAGGATATTGAGGCAGAGCGGATTGACTGCGTGATCGTGAAGGATCTGTCGAGGCTTGGAAGGGATTATATTGAATCCGGCAGGCTGATACAGAAGACCTTCCCAGAGCATGGGGTGAGGTTTATTGCAATCAATGACAATTATGATTCGCTGACGGCGGATTTTAATGAGGAATCGCTTGTACTTCCGGTGAAGAATTTCATCAATGATGCGTACTGTCGGGATATCTCGATGAAGGTAAAAAGCCAGCAGAAGGTGAAGCGCGAGAGCGGACAGTATATCGGCGCATTTGCCATGTATGGATACAAAAAGGACCCGGATAACAAGAACCATCTGGTCGTGGATAAGTATGCGGCGGGAATCGTCCGGAGCATTTTTGAGTGGAAGGTGGAAGGATACAGCTTTGAAGCCATTGCTGAGAAACTGAATGGCATGGGTGTCCTTTCGCCGATGGAGTATAAAAAATCGAACGGTGAGCATTTCAGCACAGGATTTAAGACGAATGTGCGCAGTAAATGGTCGGCGGTGACGGTGCGGCGCATACTGAAGGATGAGACCTATACGGGAATGCTTGTGCAGGGCAAGTCGGAGCGTGTCAATTACAAAATAAAGAAGTCGGTGATCAAGCCAACAGAGGATTGGGTGAGGATTCCGGATTCACACGAGGCAATTATCTCAAAGGATCTGTTTGCAGTTGTGCAGCAGCTTTTGATGACAGATTGCAGATGCAGTGGTGGTAAGGATACGTCTCATCTTTATTCAGGCATTCTTTACTGTGGAGACTGTGGGGAACCTATGATAAGGCGAGTGAGCACCTACAAGGGAAAGACAACAGTGCGTTTTATCTGTTCCAACTACAATAAGAATGGTAAGTGCAGCCGGCACAGTATACTGCAGGAAGATCTGGACAAGCTGGTTCTTTATGGAATCAAGAGCAGAGTGGAGCTGATCATGGAGCAGATGACAGTGATCTCCGGTGTGAAAGATCTCGATATGCGTTATGACGATATCGTGGCGTTTGACCAGGAGATTGTAGATCTTAAAGCGGAGCAGGATAAATATAAAAAGCTTCGTGCCGCTTTATATGAGGATTATAAGAAGGGAATTATTTCAGAAGAAGATTTCCGGACATTTTCGGCAATCTATGAGGAAAAGTATTCTCAGATACAGTCTGATCTGGATAAGCAGATGGTGAATCTTAGGAGTCTTTTTAAGAACGGACTGGAAGCTGGAATGAGGCTTGAGCAGTATAAGGATGTACTGCAGCTTGATTCTCTGAACAGGACGGCACTGGTGCATCTGGTGGAGAAGCTTTTTGTCTATGGTGACAAGAGAGTGCATGTGGTGTTGAGGAACCAGAATCAGTTTATAAAAGTGGCGATGCTTTATGATTTTCTAAAGCAGAGTGAGCCGGAAAGGTCGGTGGGATAGATGGCGCGTGTATCGAAAAAGAAACAGACGGCAGTGCCTGTAAAACGTGAAAAGATCTATTCTGTCGGCATTTATGCAAGGCTGTCGGTGGACGGCACGGACAGGAAGAATGAATCTATTGATAATCAGATCGAGCAGTGCAGGGCGTTTGTCCGGTCGCATGAGGATATGGAGCTTTTCGGATGTTACAGTGACTTGGGAAAGACAGGAACGAATTTTCAGAGAGATGATTTCGAGCGGCTGATGGCGGATGTGCGGATGCGAAAGGTTGACTGCATCGTGGTGAAAGACCTGTCACGGTTTGGCAGGAACCATCTGGAGATGGGAAATTATCTCGGAAAGATTTTTCCGTTCCTTGGAGTGCGCTTTATTGCGATCAATGACAATTTCGACAATATGGACGGCGATCCGGAGACGCTGGCTGTGCAGCTTAAAAATCTGGTAAATGAGCTGTATGCAAAGGATATTGCAGCTAAGATTAGGAGCTCGAAGGAAAAACAGTTTGAGAGAGGCAGTTTTTCCGGATGTTATCCTGCATATGGATACGATGCTATAAAGGAAGGAAACCGCAGGATCTTGGTTGTAAATGAGGAGGCGGCAGAGGTCGTTAAGGAGATATTTGCCAGATTTCTTTCAGGAGCAACATATCCGGAAATGGTAGAGTGGTTATATGACGAAAAAATTCACAGACCCAGTGATTACAGGAAATACAGACACGTATACCAGCAGGAAGGAGAGGAACTCCATAACTGGCATAATGCCACATTGAACCAGATACTAAATAACTGTGTTTATATCGGATATCTGATCTGTGAGAGGGTGGATGGCGAACGGATTACCGGAAGGACAAGCACTAAGGTTTTGACGGGTGATCTGAAAGTTCGTGAAAATAACCACGAAGCGATTATCTCAGAGGATGATTTTATAGAGGTGGCAAGACGCTTTGAACTTCGGTCAAAGAAGTATTCGGAAGGCGAATCAAAGAGACCTCCTTTGGAAGAGGATATTTTTAAGGATCTACTTTTCTGCGGTAAGTGTGGTGCTAAGTTTGTAAGGGGATGTAGCGTGAACTGCTATTCCGGAATCAAAGTTAGAAATTATCATTACAACTGTGTGAATATAAGGACTATTGATGATAGGAAATGTGACAACGACAGGATTTCTCTTATTAAGCTGAAGAAGCTTGTTGAAGAAGCATTAGAGAGGGAACTTTCGTTATCTTCCATGAAACAGAAGGATTTGGTTGCAGTGAGCAGGAAACATATGGAAATGGAGAAGAAAAGGCTGCAGAAGGATATGGACGAAGCCATATACATGGTGGAGAATTATAAGAAAACTGGCAGCGAGGAGTATATACGGTATCGATTGGGTGAGCTTTCGGAAGCAGAGATTAAATTGAATGCGGAGAAGAGAAAAGAAGATATTGAGAGGCTTACAGATAAGCAGAAGATTATTTTCAGAAGGCTTGGAGAAATTGATTCGGAAACTGAAAAGCGGAATCATTATCTCCGAACACTTATGAAATGCAAGAAGGGAACACCTCTTACGGCAGAGGTGATTCAGACTTTAATCAAGAGGATTGAGGTTTACCCGGGAAAAAGAGTGAAGATTTATTTTGCTTTTTCAGAGAAAAATTTCGGGAATGTGAAAGGTGGTGCAAAAGCATGAATGTTGCAATCTATATGAGGCTTTCTAAAGAAGATGAGTTTTGTCATGACGAAAGCAATAGTATTTTTATGCAGAGAATTATGCTCCGGGACTATGTCCGGGAGCATTTTCCAGATGCGAAGGTAAAGGAATTTGTTGATGACGGTTATTCTGGTACGGATTTTGAACGTCCGGGAGTGCAGGAACTGCTGGAGAAAGTAAGGAATGATGAGATTGATTGCATCATCGTAAAAGATCTTTCAAGATTCGGGAGAGATTATATTGAGCTTGGTTCTTATCTGGAGCAGATTTTTCCGTTTATGGGTGTGCGGTTTATTTCAATAAATGACAAATACGATAGTGCTTCGGTTTCCGGGAATGTGGCAGATATTGATGTAAATTTTAAGAATCTTCTCTATGATCTGTACAGTAAAGATTTGTCAGTTAAGATTAAGGCATCAGTTAAGGCAATGAAGGAGCAGGGAAATTTCCTGGGAGCTAAGCCTCCGTTTGGCTATGCCAAGAGTCCGGATGACAGGCATAAACTTATTATCGCAGAGGATGAGGCAGAGGTAGTTAGAAGAATGTTTACTATGTATGCAGATGGTTTGTCCGGCAATGAGATTGCAAAAGTATTTAACAGCGAGGGAGTAAGGACTCCGGCACAGTTTCGTCAGGAAAAGGGATTCAAGCCAAAGGGAGATATTTATTTGTGGCAGTCTGCATCAATGTATCGAATGTTAAGGAATAGAACTTATTTGGGCGATCTGGTGCAGGGAACATATACAAATGAGAGGCTGCATGTGAGCAAACGGGTGAACGATCCGGAAAGGTGGATTATCACAAAGAATCACCATGAGGCTATAATTGATAAAGAATTGTTTGACAGGGTGCAGGAAAGACTTGAGCATAAGAAATGCCTGCGCAAAAAAAAGGACATGTATTTACTTGTGGGAAGGGTGAAGTGTGGTTGTTGCGGAAGGAATCTGCGGCATGTTGGAAAAGAGCCGGGACAACCTCATTTCTGGTGCTATGGACTTAATGTCAATAATCTGGATGGGTGTGTGAAGCGCATTGATGATTTTTATCTGGAAGAGGTAATCATGCTTCGGCTACAGCAGCACATCATGGAACTAGGGGAGTCAGACCAGTTATTGCAGGAGGAGAAAGACACGGCATTGGAAAAAGTGGAGGCAATGAGGAGAGCGTGTGATGCTGCGGAGCGTGCAATCGAGGCTGAGAAGAAAAGGAGGATGGCTGATTTTGAAGATTATGCGTTGGGAAAGAAGGGTGGCTATGATGGAGCAACAACTCAAATAGAAGTGTTGAGGCG